TTCATTTAAGTGTAGTACCCGCTTGTGCGAATCGCACCACCACTGGCCAGTAGAAGCTGGGCTTGAGTGCACGCACGTTCGGCAGTTTTTAGACGCGGCGATTTCACCGTGGCAAATAGGGCTGTGATCGCAGAACTTGCATTGATACCAAGCGGGGTCCGTGCTGATGCCTAGTGGTGGTTCGTCCAGATTAATTAGTTTGTCAGCGCGCTCGAGCAATGCATCGAAACACTCTTTATCAAAATGAATCCACTCGCTATAAATGTCATCTGTGTCTTTGTTAACACCGATGTACATTGCACGGTCGAGCTCGGCTAAACCCATGTATATGTTGACCTGGGCATAATGTTCTGGCTTAGATTTTTCGACGCCGTGTTTGCTGAGATCGGCAAAGCTTTTGGCGCTGTGCGTTTTAAATTCAACGACAGCCCAGGTAGCAGGTGACTCGGGGAAGCCGCGACCGATGCCGTCACAGCTCCCACCAAAGTGACCTTGTACCGCTTCAAAGCGATGTTGTCGCTGAGTGCGTGGGTCGATGTCATGAATCTCTACACCGATTCCGCGCAGCTCTTCTAACAGCCTAGTCTCTTCCCGAAACCCGGTATCAAACAATCGCAACACGCGCCCACTGAAATGCTTGGGTGTTGTCCAGCGAAACGAATACCACAAGGCACGGTCGCACTGCTTTCCAATTTCGGAAGCGCCCATGTGTGCGCGATGCTCTTGTGGTTTTTTTTCGTACCACTCAACAATCGCTTGGCGAGTTGTGTGAATTGGGAGGGGAAGAGTAGCCATATTAGAACCTATATTTAGGAGCGCAAGTGACATCCACAGTCACCTCGGTGCTGAAGTTGTTTATTTTCCTGCGGGAGTTAATAACGACAGCGCGGGTGTTGTTGGCTTCGCATTCATTGATGGCCATAATGATTTCATTACGGGTCATGGGCTGAATGTTTTTGTCCATCACCAGGTCCACTTTGGCGTCGGGTCCTTGGACCTGGGGTGAGGTTTGGCACGCAGTTAGTAGGCAGGTTAAGCAAATGAGTAGGTAAGTTTTCATGATCAGTTCCAGTTAAAAGTTACACAGTTAAGTTACGCGGTGGCAGTGCTTTTCTTCTTCCAAACAGCAGTGGTGTTAGCGACTTGTTGTGTTGGTTGAGTCGGGGCGACGTCTGCTTTTGGAGTCGTGCGTGGTGCAAAAATTTGATGTGATTGGCTGTTGGAAGCTATGTAGTTCTTAACCCGATTTTGTGGGTCATAGCCTTCGCGAGTTTCGATGTCGAGCTCAATGGTGACGGGTACATTGTGTAGCATGTCAGTGTTAAAACCTGGGGTAATTGTCTGACCGCACGCAGTTGCTAATGCTTTTAGTTGTTGCTGTGAAATGTCTTCAGCTTTTTTGTTGGCATTTCGAATATTTAAGCGGTCCCACACTTTGCGACCGCGACCGTTGCCGTCAACGATCTCAAGCGTGATCTCGAGATACTCACCGGTTCCTGCTTTAGTGGGTTTTAAAACGGTGTCAACAACCATTGCGGTGTAGCGACCTTTAGGTAGCAAATCAAAGCTGGACGTTGTTTCAACATTGGTTAAGTCGATTTCTAAAATAGGCATGATGTTTTCCTTTAAGGTTAGTTAGTTAAAGCGGTTGCAAAGGCATCCCAAGTGAGCGGCAAATTCTCGGGTAGCGCATAACGATTTTTGGCCAGGTAAGCGGGTTTTTCTGTGGTGTAGATCAATCGCTCACCGGTGGTAACACCGCGATTAATTTCGCGGTTAAAGCCAACGGTTTCTTTTTTGATGATGGTTTTGTAATTACAAAAGAACACGGCGTCGCACCACTCTTGAACGAGTGCAGAGCTGCGTGCTTGAAGCTTGGGTTGATAACGCTCATACGGCTCGACCTCGGGTGAGTCAAAGCGTTTGATTTCACTGTGAGCAATCAAGACAATGGCCATCGATTTATCATCGCGAAGTGCGGAGAGTCCTTCTAAGATTCCACGCCAGTATTCAGCAGCGATCACAGCGCCTTTGCCATAGGCCAAACTTTTTTCGTCGTGGTTTGAGTGAATGTCGGTCCAGATCAAGTTATCGAGCCAATCGAGCGAGTCGATAACCACTGTCTGAAAATTATGATCTTCTGAATACAATGCGGAAATCGCACCAATGACGTCGTTATAAGAGGTCGCTAATGGGAAGTGTTCGACTTCCAAGCGGCCCAGGCCATCTTCGGTCAGGATAAAAATAGGGCTGGGAGCGCCGGCACCGAAGGTCGTTTTGCCTAGGCCGTGCGGACCATAAATCATCACGCGTGGGGCGGTTAGGCCGGTACTTCGTTTGATTGAGTTTAAGTTAAACATAATTCTCGCTTTCAGTTATTACAGTTAAGTAGGTTAGTTCCACAGCTCAAAGAGATCGATTGCACAAAACACAAAGCCAACAAGACAAGTAGCGACAACCAAGATGTCCACATCAAAATTGTCACCCATATTTAGGCTTTAATTTCAACGGACGTTTTTGCGGGTTTGACTGTGATAGCTCCAGCGATCTTAGCCCAAACCGCTGGGTCATTGGTGCGCAGGTATTTGCAGCCCGTTGAGTCCAAGGTTGTGGTGGTTTTAACGGGGCGAAACTCAGGTGGTAAGACGGCACACAAGGCAACCAATTGGGCCATGTTGGCGGAGTAGGTGAGCTTGCCGGTAATGGTGACCTTTAGACCTGACTCAGTCTCAAACGTCTGAGCGCCTTCTTCTTTGACGCCGCACAGAGCAATGATCTTTTCTTCAATTTTAATGCGGTAGTTGTTGGCGATTGCTTCGGCGGATTTAGCTGAGATCAGCTCATCGACCAGCGTAGTTAAATCGTCGGCGACAGGTTGAAAGGTAGGGCGGATCAGTTGGGCGGTTGCGTTCATTTTGTTCTCCAGTTCGATGAAGGGTTTGTAGTACGTAATTATCTTCTCATGATATTGAGTAAATCTCAACATAAAGGCTATGAATAATATCTATGAATTTTGTAATTGAGATTAACTCAAGCTATTAAGATAGTTAGTACAGACGTTACTGCGGGAGTATCCAGAGGACTTTAGCGCACCAGGCGACTTGCTGGTTTTCCATCACCGCCCAATCGGGGTGGGGTAGTAGGTTGTACAGATTGGCTTTGTAGCCTTTGCTGATGATGGCTTTGATCATTCGACCGTCGGTTAATGCCACCAGGCATAGCTGGTCCAGCAGGTCTTCGGGGGGTTGCTGGGTGCCAGAGACAAAACTTAACCAGCCATCGTGGCTATGGTTAATCAATCTGACTTGAAGGGCGAAGGTGTTGTGAGGAACGGCGGAGGGTGCAAGAACAGTGTCGTGTGTGCCGTTTGGGAGAATGGTCACTAGGCCATCCTTGCCAACGTATCCTGAGATCGGTACTTTTTTTACGTCGTCCATGACTTCAACACCGGCATGGCGCATCAAATCATTTAATGGGACCAACAGTATTTCGGCCATCAGACGGGCTTCGTCTAGGGTGATTCTTCTTTTTGCGGACAAGATGTAGCTTATGGCCGCGGGGTCGAGGTCCATTTTTTTTGAGAGCTGGCGTTGACTGATCTTGTGTTTTTTAAGCAGGTCAACAAACCACGCTTTATCAATAGTTGTCAAAATATTAATATTGGGGAGTATTTCTTTTTTGCTAATGTTAAGCGCTTTATATTGCGCCAAACTCAACATACTGTCAATAACATTAATCATGTACCCTCCATTTTTATTTTTTTATTACTAACAGTAATACTTTTATTACTAACAGTGATACTTAGATTTATATCGATCGTTTATTTGTACAGTAAAATTGCGTTGTGCTCAATCAAAATATTACAAGATGATGACAATGAAAAAATCAAAACACACCGAGTTGCCAGCCCATTACGTCATTCTTCACCTGGGCGGAATTCGGCGCGTGGCCACCATTTGCCAAGTAACACCGTCAGCGGTGTCGCGCTGGGCTACACCCACTACAGACGGTGGCACGGGTGGTGTTATTCCACAGCGGCATTGGCCGGCCTTGATTGCAGAAGCACAAGAGCGTCATGCGTCGCTGTCGATCGATCAACTAGCCGGAGCGCATTCGTTTA